GTGCCGTTTGACGGGGTATCTGTCGGTTTGGTACTGGCAGGCGTTGTAGGGGTTGCCAACTCTGGCATTCCAGCCAGTTTGAAGCTTAGGAGAGCCAACTCTCTTGCAGAAGCTGCGCGAGCTGCCAACCCAGCAGCGTTATCTGCACTGGTAGCCACGGCCAACTTACCTGGAGCTGAGTCGCGCCATTCTTGAATCTTGCGGGCAACGTCAGCACCAGGACCACCCTTGGCCCAGTTAAACCCAGGAACGTTCCATTTGTCCGTACTCAGCAGTGTGTTGACAATGATGCTGACTGGGACCCCCTTATTAAGAGGATTCGCTAATTCGCGGTTGCCATACTCAACCATATACTCCAATTTGCTGCCGGTCACACCAGCCGCCTTTAACGAATCGTGCAGGGTTTTGGTGGCCCCATCCGAGCCTGCCAATGTGCTATTGACTGCCAGTGCAGCGGAAGTAGCGGCAGCTGCCTTCTCATCAAGCATTCCGGCCTTTTGCAGTGCTTGGAGTTCGCCTTGCAGCTTTACGGACTGTGCTTGGGTATTCGCATTCTGCCTGCTAACCTCCTCCATTACATCCATATGGGTAAAGTCACGGTCCTGACGTTTCTTATCTCGGCTGTCCCGGTTGCGGTCAAAGCCCAGCTTCTCTGTGGCTGTTTCGGCAGCCCGTGCTTCACCAGCCAGCGTACCGATATTGCGCAGTACCGCATACTGCGGTTCTGCCATGATCTGCGTTGCCTTGGTGGGATCGGCTGCAATACGACTACGCAACTCCTGAACCAGAGGATGCTGCTGATCGTCAGTGACTGTGTTCTTGTAGGTCAGGTTCTTGATGAACTGGTCTTGCAGCGATCCAATACGGGCTTCCTCAGCACCAAGAATCTTCTCACGACTGGCTGCGGTCAGGCCGCCGCGCAAGGCGGCGAGTTGGGTTTGTAGGGCAGCAACTTCTTCAGGAGTCTTGGCTCCAGCCAGACGCTCACGGAAATCCATGACACGACCCAGCTCTGCCTTGTCAAAGATCTCTTTCTGTTGCTTTTGATAGTCGTCTATGGTGCTTCCCCACTTGGAGAAAGCGCCATCAAGTGTGGCCGCAGCACGGGCCATGACCGAGCCAGCATCAGTGAGTGCTGGGCCGGATACGTTACGCCAAGTGATCGGGCTGGACATTACTTGATCCGGTTACGGTCCATGTAGACCGAAGGACTTTGGTAGAACGTCGGATCACTGGAATAGCGGGCAGCCTGTCGATCAGCCATGCGGGTGTTGGTGGCATCCCTCTGGGCGTCATAGTTCATTTGGAACTGACGTTTCTGCTCATCGAAAGCAGCCTTGGCCAAGCCATACTGCTTCATGCCCATGTAGAGGCTGCCCAGACCCTGGAGTGCCCCCAGAGCATTCTTGCCCCAACCATCTTTGCCGAACCACTGATCCATAAGACCAGGCGTTGCGCCTTCTGGAACGAAAGTAGGGTCGGCAATCTTGGCTGCAATCTCAGGCTGTGATTGAGCCCAGTCGTACCAGTCTTGACTCTCGATACCTGGAGTCATGGAAGAGTATGAGGGGGGTGAACGGTTAATGCCCCAATTGGGTGCGGATGAATATCCAGCAGGTAGTCCAGAGTTGAAACTCAGTGATCGCCAGTCAGTGCCCATAGACCTTCTCCTAAATTAGTAACTACTGCATAAGACCTGATTATCAATCTTATTGCAATAGGTCTGTCTGGGGGGGATTATATTCGGGTGCAGCTTCTATGATATGTGGTGTTGTAGTCGGCAAAGGTTTCTCTGAAGCAATCTGCATAGCTACCTTATTGCAAAATTTAGCTGGTAAATCTGATTTGCCGTTTTTTTTCTTCAGGTTGGCATCAACGACTCGTAGACCTTGGGCAGCGTCAGGGCAGCTTCCACGTAGGAGTCCACGGCGGCGAACCCGATGGTGCCTATGTTGCCGCTGTGTACCGTGCGGTTATAGAAGTCATCAGGCGACTCTCCGAAGATTGTGATGGGCTGCAAGTACTTGCTGGGAGCCAAGGAATCCTCCAGGGTGGCCAGCTCATCACTGACTTCCTTCATGTAGTCCCGGTATGACTCCATCTCCTTCTGTAGATCATTGGTCATCGCCCCGGAGACCATCTTGATCAGGTTGGATCCAGCAGACAGCATATCCTTCGCAGAGGGGAGCTTTTCCAGGGTCAGATTGCTGGCACCGTATACTGCCCCGGCAACCACCAGAACCACTGCCAGAACAGCCAGCAGCTTGCCACTCATCAGCTCCGACATGGCTTGGGTAAACACGGTCATCATCATGCTAACTCCCATGCTGATCAAGGCTTGTGCCATGACCAGGACAACCAGGGTTGCCATGCTGCCAGCCGCCAAAGTTGTGACCAACGATCCACCTGCGGGTGGGAAAATGATGGTCAGCACCACACCGACGATGGCCAAGATAAAACTGAAGATCCCGGTTTCGTACCATTTCAGCTTCTGAATCTTCACTGAGTTGAAGATCAGAGTGCCTGCTCGTGAGTAAAGCTGCTCTCGATCCATCAAGGAATACCGCTTGCAGATTTCATGATCCAGAGGCACAAGGATGATGTCCTCGTTTTCCTTGCTGGTGGTAAACCGATCCAGGTAAATCAGGTACAGGCTCTCCAGACCAAAGACCTTGATCTCTTCATACAAGCCTTCCGTGACTTGCTTGCGGTAGTAATAGTAGGGCTGGTTCTTGAAACGGGTGACAACATCGCCGTCCCAGAATTCGAGATATTCAGTCGCGTAGGCGGCTGTCCCAGTACCTCCTGTAACAGCACCCACCTTTCCGATGGTGCCACCAACCAAGTTCTTATAGAGCGCTTTAGCTTGCAGCCGCATGGTGAAGCGGTTGTCCGCAATGTCCACCACCATGGTGTTCCAGCCATCAGTCACAAGATTGTCAAGAGGAGAACTTATCCCAGTTGGTTTATCCGGCCCCCATAAACCATGCTGCAAATCCACATCCTGTGCGTAGTACAGTTGCTCGAAGTAATCAAACAGATACCTGTTGCAAGCCTCGTTGTCATTTTCTGGGGTAATAGCAAAATGCAAAATGGCTTGTTGAACATCAGCAATATCTGGATTGGCATTGATGTTCTCAGCCAGGTCATCATAGTCAATACCCAGCTTGTTAACCAACTTCTTGGTGCTCTTGTATGAGGCGGAACTGGTGTCATCCAGCTCCGAAATCTTGTCGTAGCGAAAGTATCCATATGGGAAATATTTCCCAATAATGTCTATGGGTTGATTAACTGCAGCATCCACGGCAGGATAACCGCCGCTACCAACTTGGTAAAAAACGAACTTGGTTTGTGCACCAACTTTGTATTGGGCCTGTACAAAATCACCCTCCAAATGAGCATTAGGCGGAATGGGAATTATCTGCTCGGAATGCTTGATTGTCCCAGCGGGATATATGTCGCCACCGGAAACCTCTGATACAAGTCGCTTAAAACAGTAGAACAGTTTCAGGTATTCAGTAGGGGCATCAGGATCCAGGTATACCGGGGTAGGGGGACGCAAGCTACCGAACCAGGAACCCAGGCCCATACGATCCGGTGTCTCACCAGAGTTGGGTGGCAGACCCCATTGACGCAGTGCGCCATCCTTGTAGGTATCTAGTTGGTCTTTGGGCACACACACCACCAAATCATCTAGATAGACCTCAGTGCCGTGAGTGGCAGTTAGCGCGGTCAGTTCGTTGGCAGTGAAGTCGTAACCGAAATCACTTACCAAAGTCATCCAGCCCAGATGAAGCAAATTAGGTGGACCTAACTTAATGTACTGCAGGTCTACGCTCTGACCTTCCTCGGTTTGTATAGCAGCCTCAAGGGCCAGTCGAATGTTCTTCAGGGATCGTATTTTTGCAGTAGGTAGCCCGTGCAAATAGTAGCCTCGATCCGCGTGTTTGAAGTAGTGCTCTGCCGTGATACCAATACTGTGCAACAACTCCTGAACCATTGTGTTAGGAATGTCGCTGTTCTGAACCAGTGCTTTAACGGTTCCTGTGCGGGCCGAGTCCGGTAAAAACTTGTCCTGAATCAAACGAGAGACTTGAGTAGCAACGGTGATTTTCTTGCGTCCCATATCAGCCCTACTTCAAAGAAAAAAATGGGGGCATCGCCCCCACTGTAATAGTTGATGTTCTACCGTCAGGCGTTGACACCGTCAAGCATCTTTCCTACCGCACGACCAATGGATGCCGCGTCCAGTTTGTTGGTGGCGCTAGGTGCCAGCTCGTTGTCCGTGGTGCGCTGGACGCTCCAGGAATCGGACATGATCTTAGCTGCCTTCTGCTCTGCATCTCGTTTGAAACCATCAGCCTGGGCCTGATAGAGTTGCTTCTGTTTGCCCACCACACTGTCAGGATCCACACCAGTCCCAAGCGTCTGGGCCTTCTCGGTTGCAGCCTTCCATTGCAGGAGGGCACGCTCTTCCGCAGTCTTGAGTTTGGTTTCCATGATCATGTCGTACTCAGCCTGCAGCTTGCAAATCTGAGCTTCAAGAACCAGCAGTTCCTTGGCAGCGTTCAGAGTCTGTTGCTCGACCAAAGCCTTCTCAGCTTGGATCTTCTCGATCTGGGCAGCCAGAAGCTGCCCTTCCAGAGCATGCTTGTCCTTATTGAGTAGGAATTCGACCGCTTGCGACAGGATCGCCTGTAGCGATCCAAGGTAGACCGTGGAGTACTCTGTGCCCTTGATTCGGCCTTTGGTGAACTCCTGCTCCAAGTGACCCTTGGCCGCTTGCATGAGCACATCAAACACCCCAGTCCCAGTGACCTGAGCCGTGGTCAGGTCACTTAACTGAATGGGGGTAACGGTGACTGGGACGATGACTGCCATGCTTGTGACCCTTTAAGCTGCGATGGATCCGCTCATGGCTTGGCGTTGGGCCAGATCGTGCAGTTCTTCCTTGGTCAAGGGATCCAGCACTTCAATGGCAAATTCCTTAATCAACTTGCCTTGCCGGAATGTCACACCATTTTTGGTTTTACCTTTAACGAAAATCTGGCACTGACGCTCCTTCAGCACCTGATACAAGATATTCGGGACATGCCAACCTTCTTCAGCATTGAAGGGAATGTATTTCTTGACGGTGCCAACCAAGTTGTTGCCGATGGAAATGATTTCACCCGGCCATTCCGATTTGGCTGGGTTCATGCACGTCACGCGAATGCGCACCAGGCGCATGGCATCGTCCATCATGCGTTTGCGTTTGGCGGCAGGGGATTCGGCCACATCGACAGTAGCTTCAGCGGTACCCAGGGGTGTCTCTTCCTGGGTTGCTTGGTTTTGCATCGCGGCATTAACTTTCTCACGCAGCTTTTCCAAACCAATGGAGGGATGAAAACTGATGTTCATCATAGTGGCGCGTTCCTTGAGAACAGTCAGCTCATCCGGGGTATTCAGGTCTTCAGTCATGAGATTTGTTTGGTTTCTTTCAACTATAAAAACTGAGCCAGGGTTTCACCCTGGCTCAGTGAATCACCTTACATCGAGGCGGCGGTCTTGATCAGGCCAATGCGCTCAGGACGCAGAGCCATGAAGCCATAGTACCACTTAATCGAGGTAAAGCCGGTTTCACCATACGGATCGTTGCGATCCGCAGTGGCTTCACCAGGAGCCTTGTGGAAGATCTTGAACTTCACGCTCTTACCATCGGTTTGGAAACCAATGGTGGTGAAGCTCTCAGCACCCACGACCAGGATAGGGAACACGTCGAACCTGCCAGCCGTCTGGTAGTGGGTGGTGTTGGCCGATGCATCCGCGCCAGCACCGGCCCACTTCATCATCTCGGGAACGACCACCAGGCGCAGTTGATCCACAGCACCCACCTCACCCGTCACGGTATTACCCGCGCTAGCGTACTTCTCAACCGAAATGAACGCCGGGTTGTTGTGCAGATCTTTCATTGCCTTGAAGGTCGGCAGCAGCTCCGAGCCAATATAGGCAACACGAGCACCTGGAATAGTGCGCGTGTCCACCATGCGCGAACCCGTAATCTGGGTGATGCTCTTGGGCGTGCGGTTGTTGTCCAGGTCAATTGACAGGCGCATCAGATCGCCATACGTCACCACATCGGCAGCGTCCACCGTGGCATTGGTAGTGGCATTACCTGCATAACGGATCGTGCCAGCCGAGGTCAGCAGGTCGACCTGCAGGGCATCCTCGGTCATTTCATTGGCACCACGCAGCATCTCGCGGTTGATGTGCATGGCCAGTTCGGCATCCGAGTCGAAGTCCAGCGATTCCTGGGTGTACTCTTCGAAGAAGCCGAACTTCTCAAAGGTACCTTCGATCTCCTTGCGGGTGAAACCCACACGGTTGACGCGGCCACCGGCTTCCGACAGAGCCGGAAGCTTGCCCGAGATAGTGCCAATGTCCTTGGACGAACCGTACAGGTTGCCCGAACCACGGGTGACGATAGTACCGGCGACTGCGGCACGCACTGCATTGGCTTGGGCCTCGGTACCACCATTCAGGCGGGTCTTGGAAGCCGTCACAGTCCACGGAGTGGTACTACCCGACTTGACAGCAACACCACTTTCAATGGCGTTGATAGCAGCCGCAGCAGCCGTGGCATCGGCTTCCACGGCATACGTGGTCGCCAGAGCCGGCAGAACGGCATAGAACTTGGACGAATCCAGAGTAGCACCAGCAGCATCAATACCCTGATCGTTGATGTTGGCATCATCAAGCAGAGGCAGGTAGTGGTAACGCTTGATCTTCTTGCCCATGTTCTTGGGCATGGCGGTCACGTCAGCCAGTTGGCTGAAATACTGCTCCTTGACCAGCTCGATGAGAGCCTTCTTCTGGTAGTAAGCAGTTTGGATCTGAGAGCCGATACTCGAAGGGGTAGTCGGCGGATCGTTGTATTGGCGAGTAGTCATAAGCGCTCCTTTTTACTTTCGATCAGCGAAAGTGTTGTTCAGCATATTTGGCAAATTCGGCATCCGACATGGCCAGTGGATTGAATTCCTGGCTGGACGTAGTAGGGCTACCGGCTTTTGAGGGACTTGCGGCACGGCGTTGATCATTTAGTTTGGCAGAATTGGCCGGTGCTGTTGGCTTACCTTGTTCAGAACTGGCAGTAGGGGTTTGACTTTGGGGGCGACCCAGATTATCAAAACCACCTTGCGCCTGAATGGCATCACCTACTTGGCGATAGGCTTCAATATCCGACAATCCATTCAATCGGCCTAGCATCTTCTCGCGCTCAACGGTTGCCGAAATCACGTCATAAATTCCACGTTGAACGTGGTCATTGATAACGGCTAGCAATTGCGGGTGTTGCGCGATCATCTGCTTGCTCGCACCATCCCATTCCTTGCTGACAATACCAAGCGTCCGGGTATACGTGGGAGTGTGTTGGATTTCGTCCAACACCGTATCCAGCTCAATCTCTCGGTCATCGACAGTGTGAATTTGCGGTTGATACTCGCTTGCCTTCTCAGGGTCTAGTTCCAGGGGATCCAGACCGCTGTCTTTCAGTAACTTCCCAATTGCCTGTGGGTTCTTGCGATCCAGGTCAATCAGGTAACTCAGTTTCTCTTCGTTCAGGAGACCGTTGTTCTCCAGCAGCTTCAGGACTTTCAGGTTGGGCTTGAGCCCAGCCATCTTCTTGTTGTAGTTCGCGCCCATCTGCATGAGCGTAATCGCGTCATCCACGGAACCCACAGTGACGTCACGCCCATTGGCTTTGAACGGGGCTAACAGGCGTTTGTACTCCGCCTCATAGTCAATCGAAGATTCAACCTTTTTCTCATCAGATTCCTGAGGCTTACCCTCTGGCTTGTCTGTATTCAAGGGTGCATCTGCGGTCGCTGGAGTACCTGGTTTATCAGTATCCTTACTATCCAGCGAATCTTCGCTCGTGTCTTCTTGTTTAGTTTCCTGATTGGAGTCAGTAGTGGGAGTGGCCTCGTCATTGGTATCGGCCACTGAATCGCTGGCCACCACAGGTTCCGGGGCAGCCAGCAACTCTTCGTCCGACATTTCAAGATAAGATTTTTCCGACATGTTATTTGCTCAATGTGGTAATTGGGTTATTCGTCAGCCAAGAGATCTTCTCGATACTCTTCAGCCGACTGTAATTGTTTCTTGGCGATCTCTGCCTCGCGCAACAAACCATCCAGGTAGTGAGCCAGATTACCGATTGCAAGCATACTGGACTCGATGCTGGCTTGTCGTTCTGGCGTTTGCATATTGGGATCTGATTTGAGATGCACCAATCGAATGGCTTCTTTCTCAAAATATCCCACCGAGATAATAGCACGGAAGTCTTTGGATTCTTTCAGCCGCTCCACGGCCTGGCCCACGTCAATAAGGGCCCGGCTATCTTTAATGACGCGATCCAAATCAGCGAGTTGATCTTGCATTGTCATACCTGGTTATTAAAAACGGCTGCAGTATATCAAAACAATTACCGCTTGATATTCTTCATGATCTCTTTCATGAAGTCATATTTATTTTGCTCACGGGCGGTTTCGGCGTTCAGTGCATGCTCATACTGCTTTAATTGGGCCTGGGAACGGGCCTGTTCACCATGCTTTTGCAACTCGCGCTCCTGTTTGACTCCAGATTCTTGTTCCACAAAGTCCAAGTTTTTCTGATCGGTTTCGGACTTAATGTAGCCTTGCTTGACGATTTCGGTGCCCGCGCGGGCTTGATCCAGTTGAGATCCAGATTCCAGCTTGACCGCATTGGCCTGCATCTCAGCCAGCTTGCCGCGAAGCAGTTCCACTTCGAGTTGCAACTTCTCTTGCTCCAGTGGATCAGGCTGGGGTTGATAATCTTCCAGCCGTTTGGCCATATCAGGCATTTTGCGGAGGCGGCAAATATCCGCCAGGATCATGCGGCGTACTTCCGGGTCCTCGTTGGGGCCAACGGTTTGCAGCAGGAAGGCCAACTGCTCTGCCTTGTTGTTGTCTTCCTCGGGCGTGGAAATCGACAAACGCAAGTCAAAGTTACCGGCCAAGTCATCTCGACGGATCGGAATGAACTCGTTCTCAGTAACGCGAACTACCTCCTCTTCCGAGAGGAAGACCGCATTCATGGCAATGACCTTGCGCCCAATTTCCACAATGGCAGAAGACAGCCGACGCAGGATGCCCAGCTCACGCTTGGACGCAGCATCCAGAGCACCTCGGATACCCATGGCCACATCACCCAACGATTGACTGGCGATGCCCTGGCTGTACGCCTTCACCCCGGTCATCGACTCAGCTTCCAGGTTCTGCATCTGAAGCATGAACTGGGCTGAAGCTGGGATCTCGGCATAGGTGTGCATATACACACCTGCACGCGGATCCCCGATCGAGGGGTTGTATTCGTAATCCAGCCCCGCATCGAACTTGCGGCGGTTGGTGGCATCCAGCATGTCTTTGCGAATACCGACCTGGGCGTTGGCGGAACGCCCCAAGATGTCAATCATGCCCCGTGTGACAGCACCAACGATGCGCTGGTTATCTTCCAACAAGGCACCATCAGGTTCGCCATAAGCGCTCTTGCGGACAGGCAAGCATGAAGCCGATACGAACGGGAGTGCCTTATCAGGAAACGGGTTGGCTTGCATTCGGATCAGCGTATTGCCAACCCAGGCCGCAACGATGGGCTTGAGGATTCCAGAACCATCGGTATCCCAGAAGCCCCAGTATTCATAGACCACGAACTTCTGTCGTTCTTTGTCTTTGAAGTTGAAGTTCTGGGTTTCCAGGTCGCCAGACACAGCATGATCCGGT